TGTTTGTTTCTGTAAAGACTGCATCTTCCATAGCTATTATTGACATAACATTTATCTTTGCCATTGAAGCCATAAGTCCTATGATTTGATCATATTGACCTTGTAACTTGTCAAAAGCAAATTTCTTTGCAATAACAAATGCTGGTCCACTGTCAAGTGGGTTAGGAATAAAATCAAGTATAGTTCCAGATGACATATGAAAAACGTATGTGCCTTCTTCGTTATAATACTCTGCTAATATATCTCCTTCACCATTTGAGTTAGCCCAACTGCCGTTGTAACTATCTGTATATGCAGAAGCGTATGCACTACCAATACCTAATGTATTTACTTGGTAGCCATCTTTTTTATTTATCTTGTCTGCAAATCTAGGATATGTTTTTGCTAATGCTTCTTTAGGAACTCTACGAATAATAGCCATTTCTTTTGGTTGTTGGTCTGCACCAAAGTAACCAGGAAAACAGTTATATGGATCACGCAATTCTGCACAAGGATATGGTGTACCATCAGGACCTTTTTTCTCTCTAATAACCCATACAGCAAAACCATAACCAGGTAGCCATCTACCTACTTGTGGCATTTGTAATTCTAGTTTTTGTGTTTCATCATAAGAAGTAACTATTCTTGCAATCTTTTCTGCTTTTTGTTTTGACCTCTCGCTATCTTTACCATTAGGTGTATCTACTTTAAGATTTGGAATACGACCTATCTTTTGTGATAAATGCTCTAAACCTGACATCATAAGGTTAGGTACAGGTATTTGATAATCTTGAAAACCTTTTATTTGATCACCTAGTAATGCAAGAATACCATCAGGACCACCATTCATAATTGCACGAATACGACCTCTTGTAGAATATGCACTTTGATTATCGTAGTGCAACTGTGTTATCTGGTATTGTATTTCTTCAGGTGTCATCTTAACCCCAAGGTGCTTCGTTCATACTGCTTATATCCCATTCTCCAAAACTAGGTTTATAATCTAAACCAACTTCAGCTAGTCTTTCTTTCTGCAATCTCCTTACGACACGCATTGGAAACCAACTAGCCATAACAACATCACTCTTATTATTTCTACCAGATTGCTTACTAGCACCTGTTGAAAAATAAATTAGTTGCCTACGATATATATTACTCTTAGTTTCGCTTTCTGCACTACCATAAGGCAAACTTATTAGTTGTTCTTTAAACAATTCTCTCATACTTCCGACACCAAAGATAGGATCAAATTTGTTTTTTTGTGTTTGATGTCCTTCTAAATATATGCCCATTCTTGCACAATACTCTCTAAGTTCTGTATCTTGTCGTATTGCTCTTTGAAATCCGTTTTCTTCTATAACCCAATGTGCAAGATTATATTTTTCGTGCCAGTTCTTTACTGTTTTTCTTGCTTGTATTATGCCACCACCCTTTTGATTTTCTATATCAATCATATACATTTTGCCTGTGTCAGTATTAACAGCCCATAAAAAGGCAGCTTGATAACCTGTAGAAGCTGGATCAAGTCCTGCTATTAGTTTGACATTAGCAGGTACCTGTCCAACAACTCTGTTTACATCTCTGCAACTATCTATTTCTTCTACATCAAACATAGCTATACCTTCTGCAAATGCTTTGTTTAGATATACCATCTCAAATATAGATTTACCACCTGTTGTTTCTGCAGCTTGTAATCGTGAATACAACCATTTGTAACTACGTTTACTTTCCCACAACATACAATCAGTGTGCTCCTCAAACTCTGTTTCTGGCTTGACACACTCTGTACTATGTGCTTCTTCTACAATCTTGTGCATTTGTGGATTCTCTAATAAAAAGTTATATAAATCTTCAGGATGTTGTCTTGATCCAATAATTACTATTGCTGTATGTTCTTCTTTACGAGATGACAAAGTAGTTGTCCACCATTGTCTTGTCTGTTCTCTTGCACTAGGTTGTATTGTTGTGCCGTGATCCTCTATGTCATCTGCAATAATTAAATCACTATCACGAGAAAGTATCTTACCACCTTTACCTACAGCAACCATTGTTGGTGATTTGATACCAGTAACTGTTCTAGTTGCTACAGTAAACTGTCCTGCTGTCCAAGACTTACCTGATCTATTCTTTGGTTTAAATGTTTGACCTGGTATGCAAAAGTCCTCTATAAGTTTTTGATTATGTTCTAAGTGATCTAGCACAGAACCTACTGCGTTCTTTGCTATTTCTTCGTTACCACCTACCCACATAATTCTTACATTAGGATTTTTGCATATCTGCCATACAGCAAAGTGTGTAAGCAAATCTGTCTTGCCGTGTCGTGGTGGAGATAATATCATTTGCTCATTACCTTCATCAATAGCTGTCAATATAGCGTTTATCCATTTCTGATGAAAGTCTGCTGTTTCGTATTTTTCTCCTGTTTCTGTTCTAAAATATCTATCTCTAAAATCTTCAAACTTGCGTAGTGATGCAAGTGCTTCTTTTGGTGTTTCCCAATCTTCTGCTTTTTTTAAATTAGCTTTATCTACTTTGTATGCTTCGTGCATTTTTGTAACAATAGTGTTAGATACTTCTAGTAACTTTGCTACTTGTTGTTTTTGTATAAGTTTCTTTTCTACTTTCTCTGCATATAGTTTTACATAATCTTCGTAGTGTTCACCACGAGATACTGTCATCTGTGTAGATGCTTCTTCTTGTTTTTTTCTTTTGTAATATGCTTTACGATTACATTTATCAGAGCAGTAAATTTTTTTGTTTGATCTGGCTGTAAATTTATTACTGCAGCCTTTGTTGCTACAGATCTTTTGTTCAGCCATTATTTCTTTTTCTTTTTTTTCTTGTCAGCTACTCTTGATTTCTGTACTTTTTTTATATTGACTTTCTTACCAGCTTTATATTTTTTAGCTGTACGTTTTATTTCTGCAGCACGTTTTCTAGCTGCTGAATCA